CATGGAACGGGGCTTAGGTACTAAAGAATTACAATGACTGTAAAACTAAAGTATCGTGGTGTATCTTACACAAAAACAATCAAATCTTAATTAAATGAAAAAACTTGCACTTGCTCTCGCAGCAACATCATTTGCGTCTGCACCTGCATTCGCTGGCGTATACGTTAACACAGAATTGAATCAGGGTTACACAGGTTCTGACTATTCTAAAAGAGCTATTGATTTCCACGTTGGTTACACTGGAAGTGAAGAGAAAACTACTTTCTATATACAAGGTGGTCCAACAGTTCTAGCAGTAGCTGACGTTGACGGTAGTGAGACTGAGATCTCTGGTAAGATTGGACTTAAGCATAAAACTACTGACAAGTTAGCTTTATACGGTGAGTTCAAAGGTATTACAAATGGAGATGAAGATAATAAGTACAACGTTAAAGCTGGAGCTAAGTATAGTTTCTAATGGATAACGCTATACCCACCAGTTTTATAACTAACAACCCTAAGCCTGAAGCTGTTAAAGCTAAACAGGTAGAGCAAGTTAAAGAAGCAACTAAAGAACTCAATGATCTTGAAGAAGATATTGGGATTGAAGAAGCTTTGACTACTTTGTGAAGAAGTTTAATGAATGCTGGCTAGTAGTCTTTATGGCTCTAGCCTTTTTCATACACGTGGAAGTACTTCATGTGAACTTCCATAGCAGAGAGGCACCTCAGTGTCGGACCTCTCTGTAATTGGCTTTAGGCCGAATACGTTCGATACCCTATTGCCGCAGCTGTGGTGATGAAATACCCTAAAATTTCAACAATAAAATTTCTAATCGATTAGAGTAAGTCAAACATACACATTCACATTTACTCTTAAATGGCTAATGCTACCCAAACCGCCTTAGGTAGGATAAATCTATCTACAGGTACAGGTTACGGTGGTGCTACTGATAAGTACGCCACCTATTTACAGTTGTTTTCTGGAGAATTATTTAAAGGATTCCAGCACAACACAATCGCTCGTGACATGGTTACGAGACGTACACTTAAGAACGGTAAGAGTTTACAGTTCATCTACACAGGACGCATGGGTGCGGCTTTCCACACTCCAGGAACCCCTATCTTGGGTTCAGGCGATCCCCCAGTAGCAGAAAAGACAATAGTCGTTGATGACCTATTGATCAGTTCTGCTTTCGTGTATGATCTGGACGAGACCCTTGCTCACTACGAATTGAGAGGAGAAATCTCTAAGAAGATCGGCTATGCTCTTGCTGAAAAGTATGACCGTTTAATCTTCCGTGCGATCTCCCGTGGTGCTCGTGTAGCCCACCCAATCTCTGCTACAGGTAAGGTAGAACCAGGCGGTACAACCCTTCAGGTTGGTACTGGTACTGGTGCTGCTGCTGATGCACTTGATTCTGCTAAGTTAGTATCTGCTTTCTTTGAAGCTGCTGCTGTCTTAGATGAGAAAGGATTGAGTTCTGACGGGAGAGCCGCCGTACTTTCTCCACGCCAATACTATTCACTAATAGAAAATGTATCTTCAAATGCTTTGATCAACCGTGACGAGCAAGGTACAGGTCTTCAAACAGGTGGTGGTGTTATCTCTATTGCTGGTATCAAGATCTACAAGTCTATGAACGTTCCGTTCCAAGGCAAGTATGGTACTGCATCTACTATTGATAATGCTGGTTCATTTGTTGGAGCCGCTACTGAGAATGGTGAACCTTCTGTATCAGGAATCAATAACGATTATGGTCCTGCTAACGGATTCGCTACTTCTTGTGGACTTATATTCCAGAAAGAAGCTGCTGGTGTCGTAGAAACTATTGGACCACAGGTTCAAGTAACTTCTGGCGATGTTTCTGTCATCTACCAAGGTGATGTAATCCTCGGAAGACTCGCTATGGGCGCAGATTATCTTAATCCTGCTGCTTGTGTTGAGCTTCACACAACCAATACTGCACCTTCCGCATTCTAACTATACATTTATGGGGGGCTTCGGCTCCCCCTTTTTTTTATGACAACTTTAACATACGCAACGTCCACAGAACTGGATGCTGTAAACTCAATATTAATGAGTGTTGGAGAGTCTCCTGTAAACACTCTGGATACTCAAAGCCCAGAAGTTGCTATTGCTCAGAAAACTCTTCGGCAAGTTTGTCGTGAAGTTCAGGCAGAAGGATGGGCTTTCAATTCAGAAATCGAATTCCCTCTACCTGTTGATAATAACAATGAGATTGAGTTCCCCGCAAATGCCTTACAGGTAGATCCAAATAGGTATAAACACGCAGACAATTATGATGTTGTCAGGAGAACAAGAACTCTAGCTACTGGACAACAAGTAGCACAACTATATGATCGCTATAAACATACCAACAAATTCACTGACTTAACTGAGAACATCCTATACTGTGATGTAGTTTGGTTGTATGAGTTTGATGATATGCCCCAACCATTCCGTGATTACGTCACCGCTAAGGCATCTAGGATCGCCTCTAACCGCATGATAGCTAGCCCTGAGGCCAATGAGGTCATGTCACCAGATGAGACGCTTGCAAGGGCTTCTTGTATCCAATACGATACAAACCAAGCAGACTACAATATCTTCCAAGATAGTTCCCAACGTAATCCATACCAAGGCTACCAACCATTCCAAGTTATTAAAAGATAATGGCAGCTATTAATCAACGTATTCCTAACTTTTTAGGTGGGGTTTCCCAGCAGCCAGATTTTATTAAATTTCCAGGCCAGCTAAGATCCTGTGATAATGCTGTTCCTGATGTAACTTTTGGCTTAATGAAACGTCCTCCAGCTGAGTATGTGAATAAGCTGACTAATACTACATCAACTGGACAGTGGTTTGAGATTTTAAATAAAGAAGGAGAAAAATTTATAGTACAGATTACCCCTGCTAACTATGCATCCACACCTATACGAGTGTGGAACTTAACTACAGGAGTAGAGGTTAATGTAACTGAAGGATCAGGTAATGCTTATGATTACCTCAATGGAGCAGGTACTTTAGGTAAGCATACTATACAAGATTATACATATATAACTAATCCAAATACAACTGTAGGTACCACAGGGACTACAAGTACTTATAACAGTGGTAATAAATATGCTTTTATTAAGATAGATACTCTTGCATATAACACTGAGTATTCTGTATTTTTAGGTGGAGCTACTGATGCAATACCAACACCAGGAACTAAGAATAGAGCAACAGCTTTAAAAGTTTATAGATATTCAGGTCCAGATGTAGGTAAAAATAGCTGGAATGATCTTGATCCTGAAGCTGAACTTAGTGGACAAGCAGACTTTTTTGGTAATAATGGGGGGTCAGGTACAGGTAATACAGGTAGTATGACAGGTGTTCGTGGTACTGTTACAGTTAACGGGCAACCATTTTTTAAAAGTCAATCACCACAATACGATGGTACTGGTACACTTGCAGAAGATTTTTTAGGCTATACTCAAGATTATGACATACGTTTTACTGCTAATGTCTCTATGAAAGATGGAGGTACCGATGTAACTAACGGTGCTAAATCTCATGTTATTATACCTAAAGCATCTACAGGAGTTGGAGTTGAATATACTGTAGAAGTGGTAGGTGTAAAAGCTTATGATACTTATGCAGGGGTTACTAACGTAGCTACTTATAGGACTCCTAAGAATCCTGACGATGGTAGTTTAAGTATGGGTAGTGTTATAACTAAACTTTCAGCTGAAATTAATAGCAAGTATTCTAGCTCTGGTTTTACAGCTGAAGTTGTTGGTAACGGTATTCTTATTAAGCGTAGTAATACAACTGCTTTTAAAGCACATGTTATGGGTGGTATGGCTAATGAAGCTTTATCCGTATTCCAAGATAGTGCTCAAGATATATCTAAACTACCTTCTGAATGTGCTCATGGTTATTTAGTAGAAGTCGCTAACACAGAAGAATCTGATTCTGATAACTATTGGTTAACATTTAAAGCAGATAATGGACAAGATGGTTCTGGTGTCTGGGAAGAAACAGTAGCTCCAGGAATTACTGCGGGGCTAGATAAAGATACTTTACCTCATGCATTAGTAGCAGTACGTTCAGGTGGTAATATAGCAAGCTTTCAATTCTGTAAACTAGGGGGTTCGGGTACTAACCCTAACAACTTAGAGTGGGATATTAGACAGGTAGGAGATTTAGAAACTAATCCCGATCCATCTTTTGTCTCTAAAAAAATATCACAAATATTTTTCTACCGAAATAGATTAGGCTTTATTGCAGATGAACAAATAGTAATGAGCCAACCAAGCTCTTACCATAATTTCTTTGCAGTCTCAGCTATAACTTCTAGTGATGATAACCCAGTTGATATATCAGTATCAGATGTAAAACCAGCATATATTAATCACGTACTACCTACACAAAAAGGTGTGTTAATGTTCAGTGATGCTGGACAATTTATGCTATTTAGTGAGCAAGACTCTTTCTCTCCTAAAACTGCTCGTCTTAAAAAAGTAGCTGGCTATGAATGTAGCACTACCATTAAGCCATTAGATATGGGTACAACCTATATGTTTGCTAACCATACGGGGGCTTACAGTAGAGCATTTGAAATAGCTATAGTAGATGAAAGTGTACCTCCTAAAATCATAGATCAAACTAGAGTGGTCCCTTCATTTTTACCAAAAACTTTAAATGTAAATTCAGGATCAGCAGATCTAGGTTTAGTAACTTTTGGTATTAATAATTCTACTTATCATAACACTAACTTCAACACCTCTACAATTTATAATTATAAGTACTTTGATTCTGGAGATCAGAGAGAACAGTCAGCTTGGTATACTTGGACATTAACAGGTGTATTAAGACATTGTTTCTATACTGGAGGTGCTTTCTATACTGTAACATTACAAGATAATAGTGAAGTTATACTAAGTAGGTATGAATACCTGAGTGATGACAACGGTATGAGTGATAGAAGATACACAATTGGTGATACATCTCAGACAGTTGGAGAAGGTGAAGCTGGTTTGAGAGTCAATCGTAGCCTTGAAGCAGCCTTAGATAACCTTGTTATGTACAAACAAAGTGACGGTGCCAACACTACAACAGGTGTTTCTGTTGCTTTAAGTGGTACCAACACAGTTATTACAGTACCATACACAATAGATCAAACTTATTCTCCACAAATTGTAGTAATATCAGGTACCGAATCGGGGGTTGTTAAGGCTCCAGACTCAGTATCAGGTACTACAATGACCTTTAATAACCTAGATATGCGTACATGGCATATGGCTATTGGGTATAAATACACAACTGAATTTGAGTTACCACAATATTACTTCTCTTATGATCAAGGTAAGTATGATATAGATGGTGATCTTAGAATGGGAGGTTATAACTTTGAATTAGGTTTATCTGGTCCTGTATCTTTTACTGTTGATGATGTTATAGGTAATGCTAATTTGTATACACAAAATGAATCAGGTATGTTAACAGATTGGAGTACCTTCCAAGAAATACCTTCCTTATTATACAAATCAATCAGAGTACCTATATACAGAAAGAATGATAAATTTAGATTTAAAGTTAAAATAGACCAACCCTTTTCCGCAACTATTGTTTCAGCAAGCTGGGACGGTAGATATAACACCAGACGACATGTACGAAAGTAAATTTATCCAACCCTGCACCCCTGACTTAGCTCTAAGTGTAGGGTTAAATTTACGTCCTGAAGATAAGAAGGAAGCTGAAGACACCTCAAAGATGTCTGCAACAACAGTTATCCTTCAATCTTATTTTGATTCCTCATACTCAGTTTTCTTTAAGGTTCCCAACGGCAAGGCTGCTGGAGTGGCTGGAGTAACCCCTGAGAATGCCATATGGATGCTTTGCACTAAGGCTAGTGAAGAGTACCCTCATACATTTATTAGGGAAGCTAAACGCTGGGTAGACAGTTTACCCAATCCTTATTTATGGAACTACGCAGATATGCGGAATGAAAATCATATCAAATTATTAAAACTATTAGGGTTTAAATTCCTTAATTACCATGTTTACAATGGTGTTCCTCTAATTGAGTTTATAAAACTATGTGTACAACACTAGCTGTATCGATAGCACTTGGAGCTGCCCAAGCTGCTTCTGGGATACAGCAACAAAATGCTGCTTATGCAGCCCAAAGAGATGCGGTATTAAGATCTAATCACATGGCTACTACCAAGTATGCCAATGAGTTAACAATAGCTGCCCACAATGATAAATTAAAAGGTAATGTATTTGAGAAAGAACTGCAAGCTGATGCTGCTGCTCAAACAGAACTAGCTGCTATCAGGCAGAACAATCAAATATCTGCTAATCAAGCTTCTACAGCTGCACAAATAGCTGCTAATGAGAAGCTTGCAGAGCAAGCATTTAAGTCTCAAGAAAATTTAGCTAAATCTATACAAGCTCAAGGTGAAGTATTGGCTAGTGGTGCCCCAGCTGGTAACAGTTTAGGAGCATTACTACAAGGTGCTGAACGAGAGTTTGGATTTGAACAAGCACAGATAGATGCATCACAAGATTCTGTCACTAGAGCCTATGCTATAGAACAATATGGTATAGATCTGGATAAATACTCAGCAGATATAGCCGCTATTAATCAAACCAAAAGCATCGCTCACCACAAACAAGCCTCTTATGAGCCTATTAAACCTATAATGCAATCTGCTCCTAAGAAACCATCTATATTAGGTCCAATTATTAGTGGTGCTACAACTACTATTTCAGCTGGTACCGCTATTGGTGGTTCCGACTTCTGGACAACTTTATAATCATGCCATACGAAAGACAAACACGTAGTACAGGTTTTAGGAACCGTACGGGGGTTATATCGAACTCCAACAAGCTTGCACAACAAGCAAAACAATTAGATAAAGATAGGGTTGATTCAGTTAATGCGATGGGTAAACAAGCCTCTTCTGTTGGTGATGAGTTATCCCGTATCTTTCAAATAGCTAATGCTAATGATGAGTTTAACTTACAACAGTTATCTAAGTTTAGCGATACTTTAAATAAAGGTTTACAAGTAGCTGCTGAAAATATAGCTAAACCTTATATTGATCAGAAAAGAGAAGAAGGTATCATTAAAGGTAGACGAGCAGCTAACGGTGACACATCTGCTTTTGATTTAGATGAAGAGCAGAATGCTAAGATAGAAGAAGCTGTTAAAAAGCAACGGATTGCTGTCAACGACAGGATGGATGAGTTCGATGCTAAAGCATATAAAGCTACCTTAGAAGAAAAAGCTAGAGCATTAAACCTCAGACGGATGGGGGCTAATATATCTTGGGGTTATAAGAGAGGATACCTAGACGAGAAAGCTAAAGGTTGGAACGCATACCGTACTACTGAACTTGGTACCAGTGAGGAAGTTATTGGTGAAAAGAATGGTAAAGAAATAGTAGTAGGTCAGTTTTGGACTTATGATCCTGAAACACAAAATGAAATACTTAGGTATGTAGAAGATAAGTTTGTTGCTGAAGCTTCTGCTGATTCTGGAATCAATCAAGCTGTTATTAATAAACATTTAATCAAACCTGTTACAAAAGAAACAGGTAAATTCCAAGAGGAAGTATTAAATGTAGCAATAAGAGATGAAGCTAAAGAAGAGTATGATGCTTTAAAATTAGAACTAACTGGTGCGGTAGCAACTCTTGATGATGAAGGTGGATCAGAAATCTTACGTGCTAAGATGGATAATGCTCTTGGTACGCTAAAGAGTATTACTCGTAGGATGTCTCATGGAAAAGATCTTACAGGTACCTTACAAGAAACAGCTAATACTTTACTAGCTGAGATGCTTGTTGAATCTATAACTAATAACGATGCTAACTATGAGAATATAGATGAGCTAGAAACTTTTTTATTAACTGAGAAATACAACATCCCAGGAATTACCAAAAAGAGTGAGAGCAAGTTATTGCAAGACATATGGCCTTCAGAGTTTAATACTGAAGTGCTTATAGGTAAAGCAATGAAAGCTTATAATGCGAAGCTAAAAGAGAAAGATGAGTCTGATTTAAGTCTTGTTAAGAAATCTAAAGCTGATATTATATCCAGATTTTATAGCGGTGAGATACCTTTTTCAACTGCTATGGAAGAAAGCCAAGCCTTAAGGGATAAGTATGAGGGTGTTCCAGGAGTACACACTCAGTTGTATAATTTAGATACAGAGTTAAAAGAACCTAAGTACTATACTCCAGATCAAACTAAAAGAGAGATTGAAAATCTGCTTTCTACTTCTGTAGAAGGTACCATAACATTTGACAAACTACTTAGTGCAGGCAGATTACCTAATCAAGAAGTTGTTGATGAGTACCGTAAAAATAATAAAATTGTTGATAAAGCTTTCTTAGTAACAGATACCGAAAAAGAATTAGCTAAAACTTTTGATACAGAGTTTGAAGAATTGATTAATCAAAAGGTATTAAATTCTTTAAGTAAAAACGATAGAGAACTTATAGGTTCAAGTAAAGTTGTTGATTATGCTAGGAAGTTAATGATAGCTGAAGCTAAAGATTTAATGAGCAATGATAAAGGTCTTACTGTAACACAAGCTGTACAACAAGCTTCTACTACAGTCAAGCAAGCTCTTATATTTGATCATGATGATGACAAGAGTACAGTTAGTGAACTCAAAGGAATAAAAAATATTTTCCAATTTGATGAGGGTACTAAACGTTGGGTTAATGACGAGCTTAATGATGTACCTTTAGATAAGACAGAGCAAGCTATAGAAAAGCGTCAGAAAACTAGAATATTAGAACAGACATTTGAAACAGAACAAAACACTGGATCTGGAGAAATAGATTTATTATCAACTAAATCTTATGTATCCCCAGAGTACTTTAAATTAACTAACGGTGAACCTCTACCTATATTTCAGAAACTAGCTGATTTAGATTCTTACAATGGAGGTGGTAGAAGTCGTTTTGAAATTTATAATCTTCAAGCAGCTTTGCATGAAGGTATAGAACCTATTAAAATACCTGATGATGCTCAACAAGGTATAGATTTTACATCTAATTTAACACCTGCAAACAAAGAAATCATTACTAACAATGCAAGTACTAGAGCTACAGGACGAGTATATGATGAAGTAGGTATAGTTGATACTTCTAACCTTTTAAATACTTTAGCTTATGATGGGCAGACTCTAGTTACTGTTGGTGAAGCCCCCGCTTTACTTAGAGAAGCTGGTCTTAATGATATGTCTTATGAAGAGTTACTAAATAATCCAAAAGCTTTGGAAAAAGTAACTAAAGTTAAACTTCATAAACTTCTTGAAACTGCTAACAAAGAAACAGATAATAAGAATGTAGCTTTAAGAATGGTTGCTACAGGCATGGCTTATGGAGAAGATGCTATGGGTGAGTGGGATACTACTTACAGAGGATTCTCTAGCCAAGCTGCTAAAAACTATATAACTGGAGATTATACACCATTATCTAATATTGGTGGTACAAGTGTACTAATAGCTGATGGAAGATTTAATCGTCAGGATGATCCTAATCCTGTTACAAGAGATTTACCTACTGACTTAGATGGTTTAAATGCTATGTTAGTTGAGCTTGAAAGTATGGAACAGCCTACACCTTTCTTAGATAAAGGTAAGATGGGTGGTGCTGAAAGAGCACAACAACCTCCTATAACAGGTCTTATAGGTGACTTCTTTAACCTTAACAGGGATGTACAACCTAACCCTGAGTATGCTCCGTATCAAGCGAAAGTACAACAAGTTAAAGATATGATTACTCTTACTACTGGTATGGGTAATATAGGAGAAGTATATGATCCAGCAAATAACAGACGTTTTAGTAGAGCAGCTGAAAGAATACTTGGTAAAGAAAGATGGAACAATCTTTTAGCAGAAGCTAGAGACAATCCCGCTTGGGGTAGTCGAGCAGCTGCTACACAAGTAATCAGTTCATTATTGGTAGCACAACCTGAATTTGAAGGTATTGATTTTACTTTTGATGATGTAAACGCTACACAATACACACCAGGATCTCAGTTATCAGGTCAAATCCCTCAACAAGATTTAGCTCAAGTTGGTAACATACAAATAAGAAAAGACGCTGCTCCTGATTTAATTAAATTATTAGCTGCTGCTAAAGCAGATGGTTTTGATTTTAAATTAAACGATGGATACAGAACTTATAATCAACAAGCTAAAGTTTATAAAAAAGACCAAGCTATAATAGGTAAAGAGACTAACAATCCAAGAGACTTTAGATCTCCTGAAGCTGGTCATTCTATTCATAATTTAGGTACAGCTGTAGATATTAATTATTTAAACCAAGAAGGTTTAGATTGGTTAATGAAAAATGGAGCTACATATGGATTCAAACCTTTTGGTGATCTTTATGACTTAAAATTAGATGAAAAAGAATCTTGGCATTGGGAATGGAGGCCAAACTAACTAATTAAAATGGATGATTTATACGATACTGGTTTAGATCTAACTGATTATGATGCTCTGGGAGATGAGGCTAAAGCCCTTACAGACTCCCAGAAACAGGAAGCAGCAGAAGCCGCAAAAGGTACGCCTGAAGATGAAGATCAAGGCTTTCTTCCTGACAATCCTAAACAGTTAGTTGAAGAAACTGGTAAAGCCCTATGGGGCGGTGCAGTTGACGCTGTTGAAAGTGTAGGTGGATTTAGTAAACGTCTTTATGATACTACTAGATGGGGTGTGTATAAAGCACACGGCATCAAGATGGAAGATAAAGAAAACATATTCCATCAAAACTATGAAATTAAAAACCCACTTGAAATCCCTGATGCATGGGAACCAGAGAACAATTCTGGCTTAGGTAAACTTACCCGTGGTATTACTGAGTTTGTAGCTTTAACTGCTGCTACTCGTGGTGTCGGAGGTAAGGTTGGCTTAGGAGCAAAGGTAGCTAAAAATAGCAAGTTTTGGAAAAACATGCACCATGCTGCTAACAATCCATCTTTTATTAAAGGTATTGTTGGTCACAAACCAGCAGGTTTAGCATATAACAGTGGAAGATTACCTTGGAAGCTACGTGTAGCTAAAACCAAATTAGGTACTAGGGTGATGCAATTCATCCCCAAAGGTACCAAGATTGCATCTGAAGGTGCTATTGCAGATTTCATTTCGGAAAGCTCAGAGTATGCCAACATGGCAAACTTAGTTAATGAGTTTGCACCGTGGATGCCATTATCTCAAGCACTCTCAGTAGATCCAGATCAAGATAACCCTTGGGTAGCTAGAATTAAAACCGTTATGGCGGGGTCTGGTTTTAACTTAGGTGGTTGGATGATAGCTGGTTTTGCTCGTGGTAGATGGGCTGCTGTGAGAGCTAGAGCAGCAGGTAAGAGTATATCTGAGTCTAACATCATAGGTACAAATACTATGACACAGACTATAGAAGAGGGTATACAGAAAGCTGATGAAGCTAGTAACTCCATGAAAGGAGTGGAAATTGAGGAAGGAGTAGGTGTTTCTACTGATCCTTATAAAGATTGGTTAAAGAGAAACTTAGGTGAAGATGATTGGAACACACTCAACTCATTAAGACAAGGTAACTTATCTAGTACCCGTGGTAATTCAATTTATTATCATGGTGCTCCTTTCAAAGAAGGTAAGCAGCCTCAAGGTTATAAAAAGAAAACACAAAGAGAATCTAGAATACTTCCAGGATCTCAAGACTTAAATATTGACAAGTCTTTTAAAAAAAGTGGAGAAGTAGTATGGAGTGATGAAAACCTATTTGGTGATGGATTTTATGTATCAGATGATATATCCATTTCATCCAAAGAACGTCTTCGTCAGTATGGTAGTACAGATGATTTCAAAGAAGGTAGACAGAGAGGTTATGTCTATGAATTAGATGAAGCTGGTGAAAACAGAGTTGTCTATGAAGTAGTAGAAACTGGTGGTGTAACTTTAGCTGATGGTACTCGTGCTGAAAATCCAATCAAATGGATCGATGCTGATGCTAAAATGAAGTGGACTGACAGAAGAAACCCTATTGCTAATATCTTACGTCAAGGTGAGATTGATATGTCTGATTTCCCTGAAGGACTTTACGGGGAGTTTGGAACACCAGCACAATGGGAAAGATACTGGCCTAAAGGTGAAGAAGCTAGTTATGCTGATATAATGTCAAGAATTAAGGAAGAAGGTACATTTCCTAGAGATGATGCTGCTGAACTTATTGATGACATTAATGATGCATTAGCTCAAGCAGGGTACGGTGGTATTAAATACAAAGGTCAAGTTAATACATCTAAAGGTATTAAAGATCATGATGTCCGTGTTTATTGGTTCCCTGAAGATCAGATCGAACTAAAGCGTGTTGATGTTGACGGTAGGATTGCTGATGAAGTAGAAAACTATGAAGCAATAGCTAGAGAAAATGCTAATGCTAATGGTGATCCTTGGATTGAAGAAGCTGGTGCTAGTGCTAAAGACCTAGAAAATGCTGGTAAAAAACCTTCACCGTTTCGTAATCCAGATAAGTTTGATGCTAATGAAAAAGCCACTCCACCATTAGATAACAATCTATCAGCACAATCTAAAAAAGCTATACGAGAGTTAGTACTTACTACTAGAGAAGGTAAATCTAGTGTAGATACAGGTACTACACAGCTATTCTTAGAAAGCCAGATAAGGCGTATGGCTGGAGGTAGTAAGGAGTTAGCTGAGTATATTAGAGAAATAGCAGCAGATTTATCTGAAGAGCTTATTAAAAATCCATTAAATACTATGGATTTCAAAGATGTTCAAAGATCAGTCTTAGTCCAAGTAGCTGAATTATACAAAGCTTTGGACGATGGCGGGGAAAATTATGCTAAAAATTTACGCAGTATTTTTGATAAAGATGTAGGAGATGCTACTAATGCTATCTTCTGGATACATGACGGGGAAATAGTTAGAACAGGTAATGCTGCAACTAAAGTAGCCCTTGAAATTGTTATCAAATCTTTAGCCAAACGAGTACAAATGCTTGCTCAAGGTGCTATGGAACTACCATCTGGTACAACTTTAGTACGTCAAACAGATCAAATCTTTGATACTATGAAGCTTGCTATGACTGAAACAAAGAAAATCAGTTATATGACAGGTAATGAGCTAGTACAGCAAAACTTTGGTAATAGATTAATGCCAGCTGAGATTAGGAAAACTATTAATCGAGAACTAGAAGTAATTACTAGGCAACAGAATGAGTTTTACGATGAGTTAAAACGTCTTAGTAGCGAAGGTACTTCACAACAACGAGCAGATTTACTAGAACTTTACATGCTTTCAGGCGGTAAAGTACGAGTAATGGATCAAGTTCAAGAGTATCTTAGTGGTGTAATGAAAGGTGGTAGAATGGATGGTGTGGACATTAAAGGTAGAGTTAGGTTAGAACTGAGAAGTGCTTACTATAATTCTATGTTAAGTAGTCTTAAAACACCACTCAAAGCTATTGTTGGTACCAACTTTATTGCTAGTCTAAGGAGTGTACAAGCTTTCCTTGGAGCACAACTTCCAGGAGTTAAAAATCAAAGAGTTGCTCTTCAAGCTACTTCTCAACTTAATGCCTTAGCTGAAGCCTATTCAGAAGGTATGAGGATGTTTAAACATAACTGGGACTTAGGTGTTAACAAAAAAGAAGTACAACTTTCTGATTCCTTAGGGTTTGGTCAAAAAGGTTCTACTGCTAAGGTACCTCAAGACCAAACATATGCTACTCGCTTTAGTTTTTCTAAAGACATAAAAGCATGGAAGGAGCATGAAAGGTTTGTAGAAAGATATGGATCAGAAGCCCAGAAAGCTAGTTATGCTGCTTTAAATGCTGTTGTTGATTTTAATACATCACCTTGGGTTCAGTATAGCCAAACCCTTATGGGTGCTGGAGATGCTATGGCTCGGACAATTATTGGTCGTTTAGATCAAAGGTTAGAAGCTACCAATGCTATTTTAAAATTGGTAGATGAAGGTAAATTAGATATTAATGATTTAGATGGTGTTGTAAAGAATATTGAAGGTGAATTTGAAAATACTATTTTTAGAAAAGATAGACATGGTGTTAATGTTGTAAGTGATATTGCATCTAAAATGGCAGGTGATGAAGCTGCATTAACTAAAAGGTTAACAGGTAGTTTAGCTTTCCTTGAAAATATTGGACAAGGTACAGGGATGAGAGCGTTCTTCCCCTTTGTTCGTACAGGTATCAATGCTTTAGAATTATCCTTTAGTCATACTGAATTAGGTAGATTACAAACAAAATGGCAAGATCTTGTTAAAGGTGATCCTGATGTACTACTAAAACAATATGGTATTAAACCTGAAAATATTGAATATGAAAGAGCTATCCTAAGAGGCCGTAGAGCAATGGGTAATTCTTTAATTACACTTGCATTTATAGCATCTCTTACTGGTAACATGACTGGAGATAATCCTCCTGATCAAGAAACCAGAGATTTATGGAAGCTTAATGGTATACAACCTAACTCATTTAAAATAGGTAATGGTTATTTCTCATACAGAGATATAGAACCTTTTAATACAATCTTAGCAGCTACAGCTAACTTAGCAGCTTACCAGCATATACTAGGAGAAGATCTTAGAGATGAATGGTTTGCAAAGCTTACATGGATGGGTACTTCTGTTATTGTAGATAAATCTATGTTAGCAGGTGTAGCAGATATTGGTGAGGTTTTAAACCCAACTCAAGGTACTACTAAAAATATAGAAAGAATTATGGCTAAGTTTTTAGTCCCTCAATTCTTACCTTACAGTGGTTTAATGAACCAAATGAATAACATACTAGATGCTAATGAGAAAGAAGCTAGTGGTTTAACAGAATATATTGGACGTAGGTTACCTATAGCTAAATCTGCTATGGCACCTAAATACGATATACTCAGTAAAGATAGATCTGGTAAAAAGTTTTATCCACCCCCAGGGAATCCCTTGATGACTTGGTTTAATGCTCTTAGCCCTGTAGCTATTACATGGAGTGAAGGTGATCCTGTACGTGAAGGTTTACGTGAAATGAGTTTTGATCTACCAAACATCTTGAATACATATAAAGGTGTTCGTCTTAATTCTTTTGAAAAATCAGAAATACAAAGATATATGTCTATGGGTAGTTTAAGATCCCGTCTTAATGCTTTAATGACACCAAACGGTAGATGGCGTAGAGATTTGAATCGGTATAAAGAATTAAATTTAAGAAACAAAGATGACAAAATCTTTGAACAACGTTTCTACCAAGATGTACATCGTATTTTTGTACAAGAGAAAAAAGTTGCTATGCAGAAACTCTTAAGGGAGAATCCTAAACTAGCTGCTAAGATCACTGAAAAAGTAAGAAGAAAATCTTATGGTGGATCAGGTAGGTATGATTATATTGAACAATTAATGAACATGCCTAAGTAACCCATGTCCCAAATACAATAAACAATGGCAACAACACGACTCGAATATACGGGGGATGGTAATACAGTAACCTTCAACCTCGGAACAATAGATCTAATAAATAGATCAGACTTAAAGGTTTATATTTTTGAACCTAGCCGTGATTCCAATACAGCCGTACTACAATCAGAAGCTACTAATGCTGGTACAGCTGGAACAAGCCACCCACAATATGATGCATCTAATACTAGCGGTTCTAATGCTGGTAGTATTGCAGCTACCACTCCAGTAAATAACTATCAGTTTAATTCTGGAAACACTCAAATTACTTTAAATACAGATAATGGTGTAGCAAAACCAACAGCTAATGCTATTATTAGTTTAGAGCGTATTACATCTGAAGTTCAAAGTGATTTTAGTTCTCAAGGTACTATACGTGCTAGTGAGTTAAACTCAGAACTAAGAAGAATCCAGCATATTGCTGAAGAAGGTGTCAATGAAGCTAAACTATCTATCAAAGAATCTAAGTTTAGTGCTAATGCTGTTGATGTAGCGCATCCAACAACAGGTGAAGATAGAAGAATTGAACACGTAGCTGATGCTGATTCTGATGATGATGCTGTAAACCGCCGACAATTAAGAAAAGTTATCTTTGATGACCTTATAGAAGGTGAAGGTATTGACTTAACTGATGCTACAGGTGGTACAAACTCTAATGGTCAGACAACAATATCAGGTGAAGATAGTTCTAAAACCAATAAAGGTATTGTTACGATAAATGAAGGTGAAGCAATAGATGTTAATTATACTGCTGGTAATGCTGTAATTAGTTCAGAAAATAGTACTAAAAGTAATAAAGGTGCTATTACTGTCAACTCAGGTCACGGTATTAAAGTTGGTCCTTCAGATGAAAGTGATGCTGGATATGATGGGAATGCTGTCGTTTCAGCTGATCGTACTACTCCTACTGCACAAGGTATTATTAAGGTAAACCAAGTTAGTGGAGATGCTATAAATGTAACTCATGCTGTTGGTGGTACTGTTGGTGATGTAACTATAGGTGTAGATCGTGCCACAGCTTCTCAGCAAGGTGTTGTTAAGATTGCATCTAGTGTACCTATCACAACAACTTACACAGCTGACGGAGAAGTTTCATTATCTATCAATGATAATACTGTAGATTTAGCTAAAATAAGGAATGATGATGTTATTACTTCTTCAGAATTAGCTGCTTCTACTACTACTACTAATTATCCTACCCCTGACTGGGATAGTGATGACAGTATTGCTACAGGCAAGGCTTTAGCTAAACGTTTTGATGCTATATATTATAGTCATACAACTAATAAAGGTACGCCTCCTACAGAAACTAATTGGACTGAAGGTAAGTTATGGTATGATCACTTAAACGATCAAACATTCTCTATATGGGATAAAACTGGTGCTAATACTGGTGTTTGGAGAGCTATTACTTCAGGTGGTACATTCACTTCACAACCTAAAGTAGTATATGTAGACTCTGTTAATGGTAATGACCTTAACGATGGTCATAGAATTATCAAAGCCAAAAAAACTATTAGAGGTGCTTTACTCGATGTAAACGAAAATATAGCCGCAACTACTACAACTAACGTAACAGCTGCTACATACAACCATGAAACTGGATTATTAGAAGTAACAACAGATGCTAACCATAATTTAAGGGTTGGTATGAAAGTTACTATGGCTGGTTTAGTCTGGAGTTGTAACTATGGAGGTGGTACTAATAACCATACTTTCCCTGAAGCAGATGATCCTTTACGTTTTGTTTCAAACATTACAAGTAATACATCATTTGAGTGTCAATTAGAAACAACAGTAACAGTTGGTTTAGCACATACATATGTAAGTGGTGGTACGGTTACTAACCAAGCAGGCCGTGTAGGCCAAGGTTGGATGCTTTCTGTATCTGCTGGTACTTATCAAGAAATATTACCTCTTCGTATAGAAGCTGATAACGTTTCTATTGTTGGTACTACAATGCGTAGTTGCTTTATACATCCAAGCAACACCCAAAGATATGATACAAGTAAAGATTTCAACGCTTCAGATGCAGTAACTACTGGTACATCTGAGTATAATACCATGTTTGAAATGAACAGTGGTACTTATATATGGGGATTTGCTTTTTCTGGTATGAAAGCTGGTGGTTGGACTACTACAGGTGGTTCTACAGCTAGTGCTAGAGGTGATGCTACAGGATATGTACCTGAAGCAAACAGAGATGAACAAAGAACTAACGTAGACCCCCATGCTACCTATGGTTTACCTCCTGTACAAGGATGGATAGCTGCATTTAGACCTAATTGTTCACTTAAGAAGTCACCATATATACAAAACTGTACATCAATATCTGATACAGACATCAATAACGCTGCTTATGATCCAGTTACACAGACTGGTGGATTAGGTGGAGATAAAGATTCTGGTATGACAGCTGGTGGTATCCTCGTAGATGGTAGTGTACCTTCTGCAACAAGTCCTTTAAGGTCATTTGTTGTCGATGCGTTTACTCAAATCAACATGGATGGTCCAGGAATCCTATGTACTAACAATGGGTACGCTCAGTTAGTATCATTCTTTGGAACATTTTGTCATTATCACGCTAAGAGTCTTAACGGTGGTATGCTTAACCTTGCTAACTGTACTACTGACTACGGTAGATACGGTTTAATAGCAGATGGTAAATCATCTACAACAACATTTACTTCTACAGTAGATGGTGCTAAAGCTGCTGGGCAGATATCTTTTAATATTGATGCAACAACTATTACATCTGGGTACTTTGGTACTGGATTTAATAATAGTACAGCTAACTTAAGGCCAGGGGATAACTATTTAGTCTCTATTGGTTCTGATACTTATGAAATAGTGTCAGCTACCCCTATAGGTGGTTCATGGACAGCTACAAATGGCTGGACTTTAACTATAATGAAAACTAATGCTACCAATCCAGCAATTAACGATGGTTTAACCAACGCTATTACGGATGGTGCTACTGTTAACTTCTATCAACGGTCATATATTAGTACTGGTGGTCATACATTTGAGTATACTGGTGCTGGTACTGATTATCGTGCTGCTCCTGAAAATGGAGGAGTACCTATTGAGGCTAATGAAGTTGTCAATAGAAACATGGGTAAAGTTTGGCAATCAAGTACTAACCATGTTGGTAAATTTAAAGTTGGTGATACGTTTGTTATTGACCAAAGATCTGGTAAAGTAGAATCTAAGGGTATTACTTTAACTGGTCCTGTCACAACTAACAATAATGATAATATAACTATTGATCCATCTGGATCTGGTGTAGTAAATATAGGTAATGTAACTATAGCTGATGGATCTATTACAGATAGTAGTGGGGCAATTAGCTTTGGTGATGAAAATCTAAGCACAACTGGTTCTATTACTGGTGGTTCTTTAGTAGTTGATACTACAACTATTAATGCAGCGACTATAACTGATACTACTGGAGCAATTAGTTTTGGTAATGACAATCTTAGTACTACAGGTACATTATCAGCAGGTAACACAACTGTTGGTACTTTAGGTGCTTCAGGGGATATTACATTTAATACAGGTAATATTACTACAGCAGGTAACGCTAATATAACTTTAACTCCTAATGGGTCTGGTAAAGTTGTAATTGATGCTTTAAGCTGGCCTACAGCTGATGGTACAGCAAACCATTATTTAAAAACTGATGGTTCGGGAAATTTAAGTTTTGCAGCCGTATTAAGTGCTACTTCACCTACAATTTCTAACCCAACTGTTACTGGTAACTTAGTAGTTACTGATAATCTTCGTTTAAATGACGATGATGATTCAAACCATATTACTATAACTGCCCCAGCTGTTGTTGGAACTAACTATGTTTTAACAATGCCAGCGGGTGCTCCGTCAGCTAATCAGTATTTAAAAGCTGGTGCAAGTACCCCAGGAAATTTAGAATGGGAAAACCAACTTGCTATAACTACAACTCAAACAGCTGCTAATGAGTCAGCTATGTTAGGTTTGACTACGCAAGAAGGTGATGTAGTTATAAGATCTGATTTAAGTAAGACTTATATTAGAAATAGTGGTACTGCTGGTACTATGGCTGATTTCACATTACTTGCGTCACCGACTGCAAATGTAACCAGTGTTAATGGTCAAACTGGTGTTGTTACTGCTGATCACATAGCAGCTGCGGTTGATGCAGCTAGTGATTCTAATACTTTTACCAATGCTGATCATACTAAACTTAATGATTTAGATACAGATAAAATTGAAGAAGGTAATACCTCAGTAGAAGCAGTCGATACAGGATCAGATGGTCATGTAAAAATAACTACTGAAGGTGTGGAGAGAGTCAGAGTGGATAATTCGGGAAATATTTTAGGCAATCAAACAACTACATTCCTTGGTGCAAACACTTCTGATGGTTCAGACAATAAGTCTGCAATGCTAGGTGGTGGTGGTGCGGCTTCTAATTCTAGAGGTGCTTATATATGGGCTAAAGGTAATGAACATACACAAGCAGGGGAACTTATATTATCTGCTGGAAACGTTGGGACTGCTCCTATTAGTTTGTATACAGGGGGCAATGAAAAGTACCGTATAGGAAGTTCAGGTCAATTAGGAATTGGTGGAGCTACTTACGGTACAGCTGGGCAAATCCTTACATCTGGTGGTCCTAGTGGGGCACCTACGTGGAGTACTCCTTCCAGTGGCGGTGCAGACATCACTTCTATATTAAAACTCACAAATTTATAACAAATGGCAGATTCATTAAAAGAGTTTAGCTCTCATACTAGTAAAAAATACTCAGATTTAAAAACATCAGGAGTAACACTTGCAACAACTACAGGTTCTCAAAAAGCTGTTATCAAAACTGTTTCTTTAAAAAACGAAAATTCAAGAAATATTACTCTTAAAGAAGGTTCAATATCTGGACCAACTATTGCATCAGGTAGTACGACTGGTTTTAGTGGTAACGAAATTTTAGATAATTCTCAAACTTTAGTAGCCACTACTACACAAAAACTAGTAAGTACAGGTGTACATAGAGTAGGTTGGGGAGAAGGTAATAGAGATACTAATGGTGACAGTACTGCTACTGTTAGACAATACGGTGCTGGAGGTGTATTATTTGAAGGAGAAGAATTTACCAACGATTGGGGACCAACCACTCCTAATAGTCAATATAGCTCAAAATATTGGAATACAGCTGTAACATCCCAAAGTCAAAGTAGAGTTTCAGATTCTTGGTGGGGTGCAGATGGTAGGTTTTACTTTATAAAAAGAGTTAAAGATTACGGAGATTTTGTAGTCAGACGTTACGAAACTAACTCAACATCAGTTACAACTTATGGAAGCGCAAACGACCATCGCCTTGCGGTTTGGGATGGAGAAAGGTATTTCTATACTTTTAAAGATGGTGAAAATTTCTTTAGAAAGTATGATACCTCTACATTAGGTACTTCAAATACATATACATCAATCACTATGAAGACCGATGGTAGTGATTCAACTAACCAACAAGTTGATTTAGAAAGAGGTTCTTGCGGTTCATACTATATAGATGGACATGCACTAATTAATGGTGGTGGTGCTAACACATCTAATGCATGTCTTAGAGTAGTTAGTTTAAGTACAGGTAAAACTCGAAAAGTATTTGGTACTCAAACTAATTGGAGTGATTATCACGGTGGTACTTTCAATATATCAGGAGCAGACAACAATAGAACTTCTATGGGTATAGTGAAAAACACTGCGGGTGAGTATTGGGCTTTTCAAGGTCACTTTGGTAGTACTAGCTGGACAAACGATTATAACAATCTATATATTTCTAATCTTGGTAAAAGTTTAGAAGCTTATGTTAGTAATTCAGGTAGTGCTACTACAAACAAAAGATGGACTATTAGAGCAGGTTATTCAGGTGAAAATGATCTTGATCTTGATTCAACTGATAAAGCTAGAAATTTAATTAGACATTTAGCAGTTGATGGTCGTAGGTTTGGTAACCCTGCTGGAGTAGTACTACACTCCCCAGGAGTACCAAGATATGCATTCCTTGTTGGTGATAAATGGAACCAAACAAGTGGAGTAGATAACTCTGCTGGAGCTAGTATGCAAATTTTAGATTTTGATAATGCTTTAGACCCTGCGGCGTTTTATCTAGGAACTAACTCAAACACTGGGGCTGGTGACGGTGAATATAGATATGTATCTGGAGTTTACAGAGCAGTTCAAGAACCAAGTGCTGCTGATGGCAACTTTGGTAATATTGATATAAGAACATCAGGAATTTTAGTTACTTAAATTATTAATTATGGGATTAACAGCAAATGTAGTACCATCTACATCATCAGGAGGTGGTGCTGCTGCACCAGCGGCAGCTGTCGCAACCAACTGGATAACAATAGGACACAACAATTCAAACTACAATGCAATGTATACAGTACCTTCTGGAAAGGTATTTATAGGTACTTTACAAGCTTATCATGGTATTAAAATAAACAGTACTGCTAGTGCTAATTATTATGTAGGAACAACTGGTGGTGGTAAGGTGACAGCTTTACCAGAAGGTAGTGTTGTTTACCCCAGTTATTCAGATGGTAACTGGAAATACGTCCAAGGAGTAGAAATACCAGCCCCAACAACACATGCTGATAGCATGGTATACACTGCAACTGGGCCGAACTCGCATTAAATCAATGACTATAACATCAACATTTAACGGAGATGGTAGTTCTTACCATGTCCATGAAGACGCAGCTGGCGTTAAAAGAGAACTAGGATTAAATAAATGGAATCCAGAAACTAGAGTAGATTTTGGATCTCAAGCGGAGATTGAAGATTTTGTTCAAGACTCTCTTTCTAAACCACAATATTGGAGTACTCATTATAATACCCTTGCTGATAGAAGAGCAGCTGAAAAAGAATTTAACTCTGACGCAGTAAGAAGAATTCGTAATGATCTTTTAAAAAAATATGATTGGACAGATACAGCAGATTTAACAGCAGATGAAAAAGCTGCTTGGAAAACATATAGAACTGCTTTAAGGAATCTAACTAAACAGTCTGGTTTTCCATATGTAGAAGACGGGATGGAGTGGCCTACTAAACCTTCCTGATGCAGCTTCCCTCCATAAGACTTTCTAATTCAAAGCTTCCAAAATCTTTAGATATGCCAAGCATACCTTTAGAACCACCTACTGCGGAAATGCCAGTATTCCCTACTGTTGTAATACCTCCCAGTAACTTGAAAGCCCCTAAGGGAGTGGAGATGGAAGAAGCACCTAGCGAAAAGGAAGAGACGGAAACTCAAACTGGACAACCAAGTTTAAGTATACCTGTTATAAAGATAGATTTACCTCTTCCGACTGCTGAGGTAGTAGCTACTGCTACCTATGCAGCTGTAGCAGCTGTAGCCACTACAACCCTTGCTACTCCTTTCTTTAACAAGATTAAAAAACAAGTGCAAAAATTCTTACAGAAAAAAGTAGATAAATGGAAGGAAAACCAGAAGAAAAAAAAGAAAGCCCGAAACCAAACCTCCTAAATAAACTCAAAGATGCAGCAGAGGACCAAGAACAACAAATACAGATTCTTGGGACTTTTGTGCGTCTTGGGGTAGTGGTTTGGTCGGGCTTTATCTGATCATAACAATGAATTATGTCGAATTACCTATGGTTAAAAAATCAGGTAATTCAGATATCACGTTCGTTGCCAGTGTGTTCACGGGAGCACTTGCCACATTTGGTTTGACCACTGGGAATAATAACAAAAACAAAGGCCCCGTAAACTGTCCAATGGTTAAAGATAAACCAAAAACATGAACAAGTTATGGCTTTTACCGCTATTTCTACTAACACCAACTATTGTACGAGCAGAGCTAGTTCAACCCAACTTTACGCAGGGTTCTATGAACAGTACTACAACTACAACTCAAGAAATAACAGAAGAAATCACTACTACAACCTATGGAGCAGCGTTAAACAAATGGTCTGGGGACAACATAACCCATACATCAGCAACTTCTGGAGGAATAGTAGACAGCGATTCAATTTTCAACATGACAACAGCTGGTTCCGACTTTTCACTGGAGGTAGTAACAAGAGCAGCAAGTCAGGTAATCGAATTAACAGAAATAGATCGAGTTATAGAAACCGATTCTACTACTGTTTCCTTGTCTGTCTTCTCTCAGTAGCTCCTGTAAAAGCTGAAGACGAAACTAATAATGTTTCAAATCCTGTTGCTGCTGCAACGGGCAATGTCACCAATCAAGCGGTTCAGTTCCAGAACAATGGTGCTCCTTCAAGGCAGCACTATGGTTCTGGGGTGTCCTGTAACGGTGCCACGATGACGTTTAGTCCGTTTTACATGGGGAATCATACGGTTCCCTTTGATGAAAATATGGATCAAAGAACCTACACAATAGCTGAAAACTGGGGAGGACAAATTAATTTTATGTTCCCTTTAGATATATCAGGTTTGCGTAGATGTAAACGTATATCGCAACGCATTGAAGAAAAAATGCGACTTGACTACGAATTAACCCGTATGTTGAGATGTGCTGAACTTCAACGAAAAGGCTTTATGTTAGCTGAAAATACCCGTGTATATACTATGTGTAATGATGTAGTACCTATAGTTGAGTACCAAGCTAAGAAAAAAGCTGCTGTTAAAGAGTATTTAAACACAACTTGTACACCAAAAGACAAAAAGTACCCTTGGAGTAAACAGGAGTACGACTGTCCAACAAAACCTACTAATGACAAATGATTCTACTAATTAAGCCAATACTAATGGCTTTTGCTACTTCTGACTCTGTAAAAAAACTACTTATTGATATTCTACGCAAGCTAGTGTCAACTACTGATAATGTTGTTGATGATAAGGCTGTAGATTTTATTGAGCAGTCGTTATTTACAAATAAAAAAGTATTTACATAATGGATAAACGAGCCACAGAGGATCAGTTTAATGCGTTACATAATCTTGTAACTGTAGAACTGATTGACCGTATCAAATCTGGCGAAGCTACCACCGCAGACCTTAAAGCTGCTACGGACTGGTTATATAAAAATGACATCACTGGTATTGGCTTTGATGAGTCACCTTTGGGTAAATTAGCAGACCTAATGCCAAAGGTAGATTTTGAAGCTGTACAAAAAGCGGTGCATAGATAATGGCTCCCAAAGCAATGCCCCGCAGCAAGCTAAAGCGGAGCGCACGGAATTATAGAGATAATCCCGCTTCTAAGGCAAAGAAAAATGCTGCACAAAGACAAAGGAATAAAACTACTGCTAATAAGAATTATCGTGCAGAACTAAACCGTGCCAGACGAAAGGATGGTAACTACGGTAAAGGTGGAAAAGACTACTCGCATACCTCGAAAGGTACCTTAGTACGGGAAGATCCATCGACAAACAGAGCACGAAATCGCAGTAAAAAATGACACCTATCCTTCCAACTTCTGAACACTATCTTATCAATCTTTTAGCTATGCAGTCAGCTGAAGCAAAGCGACTATGGAGAAAAGCTATTAAAGAGGCAAACAATTATGAATGTATTTATTGTGGACAACGCTATCGAGAACATGATCTTACCATTGACCATGTACATCCCCGATCTATGGGGGGTACTAATGTCACTAGGAACTGTGTTCCCGCTTGTCGTAAATGTAATCAGAATAAAGGAAGTCAAATCTGGTTAGACTGGTTTAGGGATAACTTCCCACCAGACTCTTTTAGAGAAAAACGAATCCTAACTTGGATAGAATGAAGAAAAAACATAAGACAATATATGACCAGCTAAGGGAGGACTTTAGGTTCTTCCTTACAGCTGTGTGGACACATTTAGACCTTCCACAACCTACCAGAGCACAACTCTGTATTGCTGAATATTTACAAAATGGACCCAAGAGACTCCAAATTCAAGCTTTTCGAGGTGTTGGTAAATCTTGGATTACTGCGGCTTTTGTTCTTTGGACGTTATATAACGATCCGAATAAGAAGATTATGGTTGTATCGGCTTCTAAGGATAGGGCCGACTCATTCTCAATCTTCTGTCAACGACTAATACTGGAAGTCCCTTGGATGAGCCAGTTAAAACCTAAGAATGATGACCAAAGGTGGTCAAGAGTATCCTTTGATGTAGGACCAGCTGCACCTCACCAAGCACCTTCAGTTAAGTCTGTGGGTATTACAGGTCAGTTAACGGGAAGCCGTGCTGATTTAATGGTATTAGATGATGTAGAAGTCCCTAATAACAGTATGACCGAGTTACAACGTGAAAAATTACTTCAACTTGTTACTGAGTGTGAGTCTATTCTCACTCCTAAGCCTGATTCTCGCATCATGTTCCTTGGAACTCCTCAGACTACTTTTACCGTCTATAACAAGCTCCGAGAGCGTAACTATAAGCCATTTGTATGGCCTGCTAGATATCCTCGAAAGGTGGCTATGTATGATGGTTTACTCTCACCACAGCTTGCAGCTGATTTAGAAAATGAAAAAGATCTCTCTTGGAAACCAACAGATACAAGATTTCTTGAAGAGGATCTCTTGGAGCGTGAGAGTGCTATGGGTCGTAGTAACTTTATGTTACAGTTTATGTTGGATACTTCTCTCTCTGATGCTGAGAAGTTTCCTCTCAAATTTGCCGATCTCATCGTTACTCCCGTCAATCCGACCCACGCACCAGAAAACATAATATGGTGCTCTGATCCTGATAATATCCTTAAAGACTTGCCTTGTGTAGGACTTCCAGGGGACTATTATTACAAACCAATGCAGACTCAGGGGGAGTGGCAAGAGTATAGTGAAACTATCTGCTCTGTAGACCCCTCTGGAAGAGGCTCAGATGAGACTGTAGCCTGCTTCATTTCCCAGTTGAATGGGATAATGTATTTACATGAAATCTACGCCTCTACAGACGGTTATTCAGACAATACATTATTAGACATCCTTAAACTTTGTAGAAAGTATAAAGCCTCCACTTTACTCATTGAGAGTAACTTTGGAGATGGAATAGTATCAGAGCTTTTCCGTAAACATTGTATTAACACTAAAACATCAATCAACATAGAGGAAACTAGAGCTAATGTCAGGAAAGAAGATCGTATCATTGACAGTCTTGAGCCTTGCTTTAATCAGCACAGGCTGGTTGTTGACCCCAAGGTTATTAAGTGGGATTATGAATCGGGTGCTGAGAGGCCAACTGAAACTAGATTCCAATATATGCTTGGATACCAAGTCTCCCGCATGTGCAGGGAAAAAGGGGCCGTTAAACACGATGACAGAATCGATAGCCTTGCCCAGGGGGTTAAATGGTTCACCGATGCCCTCGCTATCTCAGCCAAAGATGCCATAAAGACTAGAAGAGATCAAGAGTGGTTGGATTTAGAACAAGAATGGCAAGATAATCCTCAAGCAGCAGCTAATCATATGGTGTTCGGAATGAACCTCCAACAAAGACAAGAAGCAAGAGGAAAGACAACAGGGAAACCTTTGCCTACTTGGATTTAGTTTAACCACCTCATTATACACGGGGAAGTGGTGCGTCCCGTGTGTGGAAACAGCGGTCAAAGAAGAGGGAGATTGTTTTTCTCCCTTTTCGCCTATATCGTGATAACTTTACGATCCTTTACAAACTACTCTCCTTCTACACCTTGAATACCTTTAAAAAGATTCTAACAATTCTACTCCTATTAAGGATAATAGGTCCAGTTAGTTTTGCTATCTATACTATCTATGCTAATACTCAACACCGTGATAACCATTCTGTTTGTAGTGGAAGTGATTGTACTTCTCTCCACATTTCGGGGGGCTAAGTAGGGTGTCTTTAATTTTGGCATAATTTTCTGTTGGGTATTAAGAACGTTGGGGGAACTGGCTACCCCCCGAAGGGGTACATTTGTACTAGTAGTGGTACATTAGTACTACTACCGAGAGGTAGTGAAACATATGTACTACTACTGGGCGGTAGCTATGGGCACCTTGCGGGGGTAGTGATACATATGTACTACTACCTTGCGGGGATAAGTAAATATACCTAAGACG